CGTTGGCGTTGGCAATCTGCTTGGATTGCCTATTCTGATCGCCGCCGCCGCGAATTGTCGGCTTGGCATTGTCGGAACGGCGCTTGTCACTCCCACAACTGCCGCAGGGACGATTGATGGCTGTACGGTAGACTTGTCTGCCGGAACTTACAACGGAACAAAGGCGGCATTTGCAATCGTAGTCGAGTAAGGAGGAAACCCATGAGGTTCTATTCGGAGCAAAACGGCGTCAAGAAAAACACGATTGTCTGGGACGGTGAGAACGACAAACCGCTTTGCAAGTTTGTGAATGGCGTATATGATACGTCAAATGAGCGCGAAATTGCGATTTTGAAGGCCACCGGCTATAAGAGCGATAATTCTACTCCCATAGCAGAAACTCTGCTTAAATCGGCTTCAAGCGAGCCTGAGAGCGTTTCTGTGAATATGAAGGTAGACGAGCTTCGCAAGATCGCAAAAGCGAAGGGGATTACCTTCGCGTTCGGAACGACCAAGCAACAGATGGTGGATGCCATTAAGGGGTGAGCGGTATGACGGCGGCAGAAAAGTTAGCGTTACTGAAACAATTAACGACCACTTCTGACACCGATGCCGTTCTCACAGCTTTCATCAATCAGGCTGGTCAGCGAATCTTGAACAAGCTCTATCCATTCCAGAATATCGACGTTGACCGAATTGTGGAATCCACTGAAATGTCAAACGGTGCGTATGCACTTGACGGGCAACCAGACGTTCCGCGAAACATCACTGTGACAGTATCTGCGGAAGATACAGATGATACGCTGGGAATTATAACGATTTCCGGCCTCGATATCAACGGTTCTTCGCTTACGGAAGAAATCACGCCCATTGCTGACAGGACTGTCGATGGAACCAGTGTGTTTTCGAAAGTCTACTCGATTACGGGTGCGGGATGGGCGATTGATTCTGCGGAAGGAACCAATGATACGATAGAGATAGGGGTGGGTGATCTTTTCGATGTACCGAAAAAATATCATTACCTGCAATGCGAGATCGCCGTCTTTTTGCTGAACAAGCGCGGAGCGGAAGGGCAATCGCGTCATTCAGAGAACGGGATTGACCGCACCTATGACGGCGGCGATATACCGATGCTGAAAAATGTCGTTCCTTATGCGGGGGTTATCCGATGAACGGGCTTGCCGCGAATATGCGGGCGTTCTATTATGCGACGCCTATTACCGGAACTGACGAATACGGCAATCCTACTGATTGTGCATCATGGAGCAATCCGATATTGGCAAGAGCTAATATCTCAGCGCAGTCTGGCGGGGTCCAATATCAGCCGTTCGGCGTGATTGAACCTTATGACCGCGTTATCAATCCGCTTCCAAAAGATTTCCCGATAAGCGCGAAATTGAAATTTTGGATTGATGTTACGCCTGTTCTGGCAGAGGATGGTTCAACTGTTACGAAGCACGATTATGAAGTCCGGCTTCCTGCTGATGGCCTAAGCCACCGGATGCTGACGGTTAAGAAGATACCATGAAGCATTTCGTAGTTTCGCTGGATTCAAAGCAGCTAGGGAACACAATCAAGCGGCTGAACGCATATCGTGACAGTATTCCGACCAAAGCAAAGATGATCGCTATGCGATTGGCAGAACTCGGCGCAGAGAAAGTCTTTGTAGGGTTTCTGGCTGTTGAGTATGCTGGAGCGAACGATATCTCCGTTGATGTTCAGGAGATCACGAATGGGTATCGTATTCTTGCTGCCGGGCAGTCAGTTGCGTTCATTGAGTTCGGGGCTGGCGTAAGGTTTGGCGAAGGATATCCGGGAACCAAACCAGCCGGAATTGTCCCAATAGGAACTTACGGCAAAGGATATGGTTCTCGTGAGCAAGGTTGGTACTTTACAGACTTGTCTGGTGGTGCTGAACATACGTATGGCAATCCTCCGGCGGCTGTGATGTACAAAACTGCGCAGGAGCTTCGGGAAGCGGTTCTGATGGTCGCAAGGGAGGTGTTTTCCGGTGATTGATACGCACGACGCAACGTTTTCGGCAGTTGCATCGGCACTTCGCGCGGCGTTCACAACGATCTACTGCTATCAGGAATGGAAGAACACAATCGCTACATTTCCATGCGTGGTAATTCCAGAGATCGACAATTCCGAAACCGCCCGTGACCTATCGAACAATGAGAATGCTGCGAACATCGGCATACAGATCGATATTTACTCAAACCTCGAAACCGGAAACCTTAACCAGAGGCAAGCCATTATGAGCACTGTGGATACAACCATGCGCTCTCTTGGATACCATAGAACCTATTACAATACCGACATGCCGAACATAGACAATACGATCAAACGAACCTGTGCGAGATACGCTATTCTCGCAACATAAGGAGGAATTACAGTGGCGCTAGCGTCAAAGTATACATACCTGCTTGACGCAGGGGCAACGTCCGGCGTTGCGAGCTGGGGCGCTGGCCTTATGCAGATAAACTCCTATTCCGATCTTGAAGGAGATATGGAAACGGGAGAAACGACTACCTTGGGTGACGATCACAGAACTTCTATCCCTACTCTTAGAAGCGAATCTTCGTGGGTAATGGAAGGGAATTATACCGCGTCTGAACTTGCAGCCTTGAAATTGTTGGAAGGAACCGAACATTACTACGGCATTTATCACGGCGGAACTCTTGCTGTTCCAACGGGAACAAACGGGAAAACCAGAGCAAAAGGATATCTCACGGCAAGAGAAAAGGGTGCTGGTGTTGGTGATATTGTCAAGTTGGAAATCAAGATCGCGCTTTCTGAGGAGCCCGTTATTGGGGAATCTGTTCTGACCGGCGTTTTGTTAAGCGGCACGCCACAGGATGGCGTCGAAACAGACGCGCTCACCATCACCTATAACATGAGCCTTGATGACGCAACACTTGCCTACCAGTGGAAGCGGTGTGCAACGGAAAGCGGAACCTATACCAATATATCCGGCGCTACAAGCGCAACCTATACGCCTGTTACGGGCGATGTCGGATATTACCTCAAATGCGAAGTCACAGCAAGCGGTACGGCGAGCGGCACCGTACTGTCTAACGCACTCGTAGTAATCGCCGCTTAAAGGAGGATTAACATGGCTATTGCATCAAAAGACACTTTCCTTCTCGATGGCGGTGCTGCCTCTGGATCTGCGTCGTGGAGTACAGGGCTGCTGGAAATCAACTCGTATTCTGACCCGGAAGGTGACATGGAAACAGGGGAAACTACAAACCTCGGAAATTCTATGAGGACTTCCATCCCTACCATTCGTTCCGAATCCGCATGGGTGTTCGAGGCGAATTATACCGCCGCAAACCTTGCTACTCTAAAAGCGCTCGAAGGAACGGAAAAACACTATGCCATCTGGCATGGCGGTACGCTTGCGGTTCCTACTGGTGAAAACGGAAAAACGTCTGTTACTGGATACCTGACTGCACGTGAAAAGGGTGCTGGTGTAGGGGATGTCGTGAAAATGGAAATCAAGATCACGCATACATCCGCGCCTGTGTTCGCAGCATCGTAACCAATTAAAAGAGCATAAGAATATCATAGGAGGAATATCAGAATGCCTAAACAGGAAGAGCGAATCAATCCGATCCGTATGCATATCCCGGAAGGTATCGAGGGAAAAGCGGCAGGACTTTCCGGGAAAGACTTTGTGCTTGACTTCTCGCGGGATTCCGCAATGGCTGCCCAGCTTAATGGTCTTGTCATTTCGGAAATTGATGCAAAGTCTATCGTGATGATACAAAAACTGTTTTTCTTCTCGTTCAGAATGAATCACAGAACGGTATCGAAATCACAGACGGACGCATTGCTTGAAGAAATCGGCGGCTTGCCAGAAGATGCTTTGATGCAGCTTGCATTTTTGTATCAGCAAGCATCTACTGTTGGCATTATCCGCGAAAAGGGCGCAGAGTCAAAAAACCCTGGAGTGACGATGGACTGGGATTAATTCCATCGTCAGAGGAAATCAAAGCGTCGTTTCCCTATTATCTGTCAATTGGCATGACGTATGACCAATATTGGCATGAAGATGTCATGTTGGTTGTTGATTATGCGGAGGCAGAAAAGCTGCGTATGAGCCGCAGAAACTATGAAATGTGGTTGCAGGGCGCATATGTATATAGGGCAATAGGTGCATTCTCCGGTTGGCTTGGCACTCCGTTCTGGGATAAGAAGCATGGCGCAAGACCTACTCCAGAAGGCTATAATCCAGACCTCATCCCATTGACAGAAGAAGAAGCAAAAGCACTGGAGGAAAAGAAAGAAGCAGAACGCCTCGCGGAATCCATACGATATTTTTCTGGAGGGAGGGCTTAATCATGCCGGGCGAAATTGACCAGTTATCAATCGACATACAAGGCACTGGTTCCTCTGCCGCCGTAAGCTCCATTAATGCCCTCACGGCTTCTTTGCAGCGTCTGCAATCACGCCTGAATACAACCGCAATATCCACATATGGCACATCAATAAAGACAATGGGAACGTCGATGCAGACCGGGGCAAAATCCGCTGAAACTGCATCGCGTTCCATTGTTTCGTCTATTATGAGAATTACAGCTGCGATATATGCAGTTCGTCTTATTGGTAGAGTGTTCTCAAAGTTTGTGGATGAGTCTACCGGATACGTCGAAACGCTGAATATGGTAACTGTATCCCTTGGGAGTTATGCTGATGCAGCTATTGAGAACGCAAAAAAAGTTGAACAAGCCTACGGGTTGAATAGCAAGAATTACCTCGCATTCCAGTCCTCATTCGCCTTGCTATTTGAGGGGTTTGGGAACAATGCAGATCAGGCATATACGATGTCTGAAAACCTCACAAACTTAGGATATGACCTTGCATCATTGCGTGATATATCTTTCGATACTGCAATGACTGCTCTTGAATCCGGTATTACAGGGCAAACACGCTCTTTAAAAAAATATGGTATTGATGTTAGTAATGCAGCGCTGTCCGAGACTGCCTTGGCTTATGGAATAACGGAAAAGGTAAACGCTATGACGCAAGCAGAAAAAGCAACCTTGCGTTATTTGACGATAATGGATCATAGCGATGCCATACAGAACGATATGGCGCGAACTATTACATCTACCGCAAACCAGCTGAGAATACTGAAAGACCAGTTAAACATTACCGCTCGCGCGCTTGGTAATATATTCATCCCAGCAATAAATGCTGTTATTCCTTATGTCATTGCATTCTTGCAGGTTGTTGCAACTCTTGCCAATGCACTCGCAACATTATTCGGGTTTGAGCTTCCTACTTTTGATTATTCTGGAATAAGTAGCGGGGCTGGTGCAGCAGACGATCTTTCCGATTCGCTTGATAATGCATCTGGTTCGGCAAAAAAACTCAAGGGAAGCCTCGCTGGGTTCGATGAACTTAATGTAATCACACAAACACAATCTAGCGGAAGCGGAGGTTCGTCTGGTGGAGGAAGTTCATGGCTTGATGAAATAGAGATTCCGACCTATGAGTTTTTGACGGAGGTCGAATCAAAAGCCACGGCGATAAGAGATACTATTATTGATGCAGTATCCAGAATCAAAGAAATGTTTCAGCCTGTTTATGATGGATTGGTTGGTATATTTACAATTCTTGATGAACAGTTCAGCAACGTTGATATTCTCTCACAGGTTGGAGATTTATTTTGGGCTATTGTTGATGTTTATAGGGCTGTTGCTCAACTGTTTGTAGAGGCAGCGGCTCCTATTATAGAGGCGTTTAATATCCCTGCGTTAATGTCTGGGGCTCTCGACACATTAACCACAGGAATAGAAACGCTAACTTCTGTAATAGACACAGTTCGCCCTAGCATTGTCGATTTTGTTGATACGGCTCTTGCTCCTATCGCTTCGTGGTTAAGTAATTTAGCGCTTGATGGGCTTACTTCCCTAAAGACACTTTTGCAAAATATTGGTACATGGGTGTCCGATCATCAGGTAGAAATAAGCAACTTCGTTGATTCATTAAGCACACTTGTTTCTACTTTATGGGGATATTTAGAACCTGTTCTTTCTGCTGGATGGGATGCTTTTAAAGAAGCTATTTCTGGTATATTCGACGCATTAGCAACTGCAATAGAAAATGGAGCACTCCAATCATTTGTTGAATTGCTGACAAATATTATTGATCTAGGTGCAAATCTTGGCGTTTTTGATGGGCTTTCTTCAACATTTTCTGTTATCGGAGACTTCTTAAAAGAGGCCCCTACCGATGTGTTAACAATATTTACAGGGCTTGTTGAAGCCATTAGTTCTTTATTATCGCTTGATGCAGAAGGTGTTGTCAGCGGCTTGGCAACCGCCTTTGAAGGATTGTTTAATTTTGTTGTTTCTTTGCTCAATATTATTATTAATAATCTCAACATAGCGATATCAACCGTAAATACTATATTGGAAACATTCGGCGCAGACTTTTCTATACCGCTTATCCCAACGATAGACTTTAGACTTGATAAGGATGCTGTTGGGAAAATCCAGTACGAAATACAAGATACTATTGCTGACGCAGTATCTTCTATGGACTTTTCAATGCAGTCAGACAAAATAGCCCTCGACATGACTGACTGGACAACGTTTGAAACGGATGAAAGTAAATATGGGCCGTCCATTTTAGAATACCTTGGAAGCGTAGGAGATTATTTTTCAAACGAACTCGCAAAGATGAAAAATAAATACGGCGACGAATATGAGAATGCGCTGACGGAATGGCTTTCTGATGGAGCAACAGAAGCGGCTAAAAACAGAGAAACTATCGAGGCATCAATAAGCCTTGGCGAAGCAATACCGGAAACCGCTCTTGATGCTTTTAATGAATATCAGTTTGGCGCTGCACTTTCTGGAAACCTAGATGCGCAAATGTATATAGCCGGAATGGAAGCATCTCAATCGTATTCCTATATGAAGCTTCTCTCAACGATGGAGGGAATGGGCGCTTCGATGGATGAAAACTTTGCGCTCGGCATATCTTCAAACATTCAGTTGATACAAGACGAAACAACGGGCGCTCTTACGGCCATTTCAAATGGCGTAGAAATAAACTTCCCAGTAATCACACAAACTCTCTATGATAATTTCCTTGCAATGGGAATTGACTTGCAGGATTATGTATCTAATATTCCTTCCGGTATTCAAACCGCATTAAAAGACGCATTCGCAAATACAAGTTTTGACAATACGGCAACGGGAAAGCTCGATGTAACCATTTTCACTTCCATAGAAGAAGTCGTTTCTTATATAAAAACTACCACTACCGCAGGGGCTAGTGCTGCAAACAGCATAAAAAATACGGTAATATCTCATGAAGATACAACCGTTGATTTGAGCAGTTTAACAGTAAAAGCAACAACGAAAGCTGGCGGAGGATTTGTTGATAGCGGAGATTTTTTCTTTGCTAATGAGAATGGCGTGCCTGAATTCATTGGTTCATTTGGTGGAAAATCGGCGGTCGCAAATACAGATCAGATAGTTGAAGGTATATCTGCTGGTGTATCGGCGGCCAATTCAGAGCAAAA